TGGAGAATATTTTGCAGCTGGTGTTGGTGGTGCTATTACTGGTCGTGGTGCTGATTTACTTATCATTGATGATCCTCATTCAGAGCAGGATGCTCTTAGTGAAACTGCCTTGGATAATGCTTACGAGTGGTACACTTCTGGTCCTCGTCAGCGTTTACAACCTGGTGGTAGGATTCTAATTGTTATGACCCGTTGGTCCACGAAAGATTTAACGGGACAACTGATGAAAGCGCAAACAGAACCAAAAGCTGATACGTGGGAAGTTGTTGAGTTTCCAGCAATCTTACCAAGCAATGCACCGATATGGCCACAGTATTGGAAGTTGGAGGAACTTGAAGCAGTTAAAGCTTCTTTGACAGAACAAAAGTGGCAAGCACAATGGCAACAGAATCCTGTATCCGAAGAAGGATCTATCATCAAAAGAGAGTGGTGGCAGCTATGGGAAAAAGAGGACCCGCCCGATTTGGTGCACCTGATACAAAGTTACGATACGGCCTACAGCAAAAAAGAGACCGCCGACTATTCTGCAATATCAACCTGGGGTATATTTTATCCAAAAAATTCTTACAAGCCTCATGCTATGTTGATGGATTGTAAAAAAGGTAGATGGGATTTTCCTGAATTAAAAAAAGTTGCGATGGAAGAATATAAATACTGGGAACCTGAAACTGTTTTAATTGAAGCTAAAGCTTCGGGTATGCCTCTCACGGATGAACTTAGAAGATTAGGAATACCAGTTGTTAACTTTACACCGAGCAAAGGAAATGATAAGTACGTACGTGTGAATTCTGTTGCACCATTGTTTGAAGCAGGAATGGTTTGGAGACCTGATGAACGATGGGCAGAAGACATGGTGGAAGAGTGTGCTGCATTTCCGTTTGGAGATCATGACGATTTAGTAGACAGTATGACACAAGCTATGTTAAGATTCCGTCAGGGTAATTTTGTGGTTCATCCAGAAGATTACGAACCAGAGCCTTTAGCAATAGGGGTAGAACGAAGTTATTATTAGGAGGCCATATGGCAGAGAGCAAGTCACCGTCAAGAATAGCACAGCTTTTTGATTTATATCAAGATGCTATCGAAGCAGAAGATGACGATAAAATTCAAGAAATAGAATCAGAGTTATTTATAATTAGTCCAAAACTAGTTACACCTAGCAAAGGTAAAAAAGGTGGACTGATCACGCCTCGTGGTTTTAAAAGAATGAAAAAAGGTAAAAGAAAAACAACTAGGATTTCATAATGGCTGTAGATAAAAAAATTCAACCGATTCCAGATTTTAAACCGATACAAGAACCGAACCCCGAAGCAGAGATATTGATCGAAGATGCGAGAAGAGAAGCTAATGCAGATGATATTGATGTTATACAAGAGGATGATGGTGGAGCAACTGTAGACTTTGACCCGAACCGTGCACCGATAACCGGTGATTTTTATCAAAATTTAGCGGAAGTTTTATCAGATGATGATTTAAATGGTATAGCAAGCGATTTAGTTGGTGAATTTAAAGCGGATCGCGATTCACGGTCCGATTGGGAAGACTCATACACCAAAGGTTTAGATCTTTTAGGGTTTAAGTACGATGAAAGAAGCCAGCCATTTCAAGGTGCAAGCGGTGTAACACACCCATTATTAGCAGAATCAGTCACACAATTCCAAGCACAGGCTTTTAAAGAGATGTTACCGCCGCAAGGTCCGGTAAAAACAACAATTTTAGGCATGGAAACACCAGAAACTATAGCTCAAGCAGACAGAGTGCAGGATTTTATGAATTATCAGATTACAACAGTCATGGAAGACTATACACCAGACATGGATCAGCTGCTTTTTCACCTACCACTAGCAGGATCAGCGTTCAAAAAAGTATATTATGACGGAACAAAGGCACAATGCGTGTCAAAATTCGTGCCAGCAGAGGATTTGGTTGTAAATTACCTAGCCACGGATCTCGATACGGCAGAACGTGTAGGTCAAATTGTAAAAATGACACGAAATGAGCTACTTAAACTACAAGTTAACGGATTTTATAGAGATATTGAAGTAGAGGAAAGCAACGAAGAGTCTAAAATTCAAGGAAAGTACAATAGTTTAGAGGGCGTAGAGAAAACAGACTACTCAAACAACACATACACGCTTTATGAAATACATTGCAATTTAAACATAAAAGGTTTCGAAGATAAAGACGGGAATACAGGAGAAGAAACAGGTATAGAACTTCCATACATTGTAACGATAGACGAAGGTTCAAATAAAATTCTTTCTATCTACAGAAACTACAAGGAAGATGACCCACTTAAAAAGAAAATACAATATTTCGTACACTACAAGTTTCTTCCTGGTCTTGGCTTTTACGGTTTTGGTCTTATCCATATGCTTGGAGGTCTATCAAGAACGGCTACCTCCACGCTTCGTCAACTCATCGACGCGGGAACATTATCAAACTTGCCTGCAGGCTTTAAAGCAAGAGGTCTTAGAATTAGAGATGATGACAATCCTTTACAACCAGGAGAGTTCAGAGATGTTGATGCACCAAGCGGAGATTTGCGCCAAGGATTATTACCTTTACCTTACAAGGGACCCGATCAAACATTATTTCAATTATTAAGTTTTTGCGTAGACGCCGGCAAAAGATTTGCAGCCGTCGCTGATATGAAAATTGCAGAAACAAATACAAATGCACCGGTTGGTACAACGCTTGCTTTAATGGAGCAGGGGGCAAAAGTCATGAGTGCTATTCATAAAAGATTACACTATGCACAAAAAATAGAATTTAAATTATTAGCACAATTATTTTCTACTTCACTGCCACCCGAGTACCCATATCAGGTCGTGGGTGGCAACCAAACAGTTAAGCAGACAGATTTTGATGATAGAATTGATGTTGTTCCCGTTTCAGATCCGAACATGTTCTCGATGTCACAACGAGTTGCAATGGCTCAATTGCAATTACAACTTGCGCAAAGTAATCCAGAACAACATAATATGCAAGAAGCATACCGCCGTATGTATCTTGCATTGGGCGTGGACAACATTGAGGCGTTGCTTCCTCCACCGCCTCAACCACAGCCGACAGATCCAGCATTAGAAAACTCTATTGCGTTATTAGGCAAGCCACTGAAAGCTTTTCCAGGACAAGCACACAAAGCACATATCGATGCACATCGTGCTTTCATGTCTAGTATGTTGGTGAAAAGTAATTTAGGTGCAATGAGTTTATTACAAGCACATATTTCTGAACACGTATCTTTTCAAGCAAGAGAAGAGGTGATGCAAGAAATGGCACCACAATTACAACAAGCTATGCAGCTTCCACCAGAGCAACAGCAACAACTTCAAATGCAAATTGAAAATAAGATTGCTGAAAGAATTGGTGTCATAACAAACAACATGGTTGTTGAAGAACAAGAAATGATGGAAGGTATGGATCAAGATAGTCTTGTTGAATTACGTAAAAAAGAATTAGATCTTCAAGCAGCAGAATTAAGAAGAAAAGAAAAAGCTGATGATAACGATGTAGCCGTTGATTTGTTAAAATTAAAACAAAAAGAAAAACAAAACAAAGACAACCTAGAGTCAAGACAAGATATAGCTGGACTTAGAGCAGCAGTTACGTTATCTAAAATGAATGGTAGATCTAACCGGTAAAACCTTCAATCCAGAGCTCGCTCTTGAAATATATCAAAGTGTAAAAGCCAGGGCTGTTCAAGATAATATTCATTTAGTTGATTTTGCTGCAGCTTTGATTACTTGTTCTAAGGTCATTCTCAGGGAAGAACTCGGGGAAGAAGAAGCCAAGGTTTTATTTGACTTAATAAATAAATCTTGGATTGTCGAGAAAACTAGTGTAACACTTCACTAATGAAAAGATTAAAACCAATACCAAGTAAAAATAAAGGACTACCAAAGCTACCTAAAGCTGTTAGAAATAAAATGGGCTTTATGAAAAAAGGCGGACTAGCAAAAGCTACTGCAGCATTAAAAGCTAGAGGCTTAAAGCGAGGCGGCCCTGCAAAAAAGAGAGGCTAACAATGAACTTTAAAAAAACAAAAGTAGAAGTGGTAAAACAAAAAAATCCTTTTCCAAACTTACAAGTATCATCAGATGCCGCTGTAGTTTATTCGCCTTTTGTTGTAAAAAACAATAAAGGCGGGGGGCCAAAAGGACAGACTAGCAACGCACAAATCAAAAAAGTTGCATTCAAAGGTGTAAAGTAATAAAACCATTTCAACAAAGGAGGTTTCTATGAAACTTTTAACAGATCTCTGGGATCATTTAAAAGAGTGGTCTGACTGGAGCATGAAAGACTGGATTAAAGCTGCTATTGTAGCGATAATCGTAATTATTATTATAGGGGCAATCTAAAGTTTTATGTGGCAACTCTTAGCTAAACCTTTACTTGGCGTCGTCGCTGACGGCGTCAAGGGTTTTGTAGAAACAAAGAAAGCAAAACAAGAATTAAAATTAACAACAATCAAAGCAACTCAGAAACTCAAAGAAGACCAGATTGCTGGTAAAGTTGCATGGGAGCAAAGTGCCGTTGACCAAATGAAGGGAAGCTGGAAAGATGAGGTAGCATTAATTGTACTACTACTTCCAGCAGTTTTAGTATTCACGCCTTTACAAGATCATGTGCATCGTGGGTTTATTGCATTGCAAGATCTACCGTCGTATTATCATAATTTGTTGTACATTGCGATTTCAGCGAGCTTTGGCATCAAGGCGGGATCAAGTGCAATAGGAATGTTTAAAAAGAAATGAAGAAAGCAAAAAAGAAAAAAGTAAAAAAAGTTATTAAAGGTTTAAAGAAAGCATCAAAGTTACACGCTGGCCAAGCAAAAACTTTGCAAAAAGTTATAAAGGGTAAATGAACCTAGATAGATTATTAGAATCAGTCAAAAAACACGAAGGCTATAGAAACAAAGTTTACCTAGATACACTTGGTAAGCGAACCGTGGGCGTAGGTCATCTTTGCGTCGAAGATTTTTGGGAAGATGATAAAGAGTACGAAGAAGAATTTCTAATGGATATACTTAAAAAAGATTTGCAAGAAGCTATTCGTGGTGCAAGAGAATTGATGGAAGAACGAGACTGCTTAGAAATAGATGACAAAGCAGAAGAATTAATAATAGAGATGGTATTTCAATTAGGTAGAACAGGTGTTTCAAAATTTAATAATATGTGGAAATGTTTGTCTGAACAGAATTATATTGGAGCAAGTTTTGAGATGCTTGACTCACGTTGGGCAAAACAAACACCCAATAGAGCTAAATCCATGGCCAATCAAATGAAGGCATGCGGTTAGAAAATTTTTTTACAGCTTACAAAAACGATTTAATTGCTAGACAAAAGCAAGTGGAACAGTCTATATTAGGAGGACTGTGTAAGGACTGGTCAGATTATAGATATTTGACTGGTAAACTCGCAGCACTTAAACAAGAAGAACAGGAACTCACGGACCTGCTTAGAAAAACGGAGCTAGAAGATGACTAAACCAAAGCTAATAGTACCAAAACATGTTTGGGATGGTGCACAAGCCGAGAAAAAAAAGAATGAATTAGAAAAAGTACCTCAACCAGCCGGTTGGAGATTGGTCCTATTTCCATTAAAATTAGAAAATAAAACAAAAGGTGGTTTATATTTAACCGATGATACGGTTGAGCAATCACAAATAACGACAAACATATGTAAAGTTTTAAAAACCGGACCTGAAGCTTACAAAGACAAAGAAAAGTTTCCTAGTGGCCCCTGGTGTAAAGAGGGTGATTGGGTTCTCATAACTAGATATGCTGGATCTCGTATTCGTATTGATGGTGGTGAGCTAAGGATAATTAACGATGATGAAATTTTGGCGGTTGTTGATGATCCTAGAGATATATTACCGCCCAACATAATGTAACATGGAGAAGTCTATGCAACCACAAGTGCAATCAGAGCAAGATAAAATGGTACCGATAGATACATCGGGCGACGCTGTTGAGATCGAGCTTAAAGAAGAAGAAGTAAAACAAGAAGATAAAAAAGACGGTGAAGTTGAAGTTGTTCAGGAATCACCAGAAGAAACTAAAAAAGAAGATACTAGTCAAAAACAAGAAACAAAAGATGAAGAGTTAGAAGAGTATTCAGCATCTGTAAAAAGACGTATCGATAAACTCACACGCAAAATGCGTGAAGCTGAGAGAAGAGAACAAGCTGCAATTGAATATGCAAAAAAAGTTCAAGAAGAGATTAAAACAATAAAAACAGATAAAAAAGAATCTGATGTAAATTATGTTTCTACCTTGTCCACTCATCTAGAGTCACGTTTAAAATCGGCTCAAGATAATTTAAAGAATGCTATCTCTGGTGGAGATGTTGACAAACAAGTTCAATATCAAAGAGAAATAGCTGAATTAACTGGTCAAGAAGATAGAGTCAAACGAGAAAAAACTCGTTTAGAGAAGCAGGTTGAGCAGAAAGAAACTTCTGCTAGTATTCCTCCCGAAACGCCTGCTTCAAATGTTAAGCCACCTCCCAGCCCTAAAGCAGTTGCTTGGGCAGATAAGAACCCTTGGTTTGGCGAAGATCAAGTTATGACGTACGCTGCTTATGGCATACATCAAAAACTTATCGGTGATGAAGGTTTTGATTCTAATTCTGATGAATATTACGAAGAAATAGATAAAAGAATGAAAAAAGAGTTTCCTCATAAGTTTAAAAGTGATACTAATGAGGTACAAGTAAGTAACAGTAAACCAGTCCAGACTGTTGCCTCTGCCAATCGTACGACAAAAACTGGACGCCGCACTGTGAAACTCACACCCTCACAGGTAGCTATTGCAAAAAAACTTGGTGTGCCACTTGAAGAATACGCAAAACACGTGAAGGAGGCGTAATATGACTAAAGATAAAATAAACAAAACCTCACGCAATCTCGACACTCGAGAAACAAAAGCTCGTGCTAGAGGATGGGTACCACCATCTAGTCTAGATGCACCTGAGCCACCTGAAGGTTTTCACCATAGATGGGTAAGAGCCGAGTACCGTGGTCAACAAGACGAAAAAAACGTCATGGGTAGACTGCGAAGTGGATATGAACCAGTTATGGCTAGCGAGTATCCCGACAGGATAGATTTACCTTCTATATCAGAAGGCAAATGGAAAGGTGTTATAGGAGTAGGAGGTTTGATATTGATGAGATGTCCTGTTGAAGTAAAGGAAGATAGGGATGCCTATTTTGCTGGCAAAACAACAGATCAGAATCAATCAGTAGAAAACGATCTACATAAGGACGAGCATCCAGCAATGCCAATCCATCAGGAAAGGCAAAGCAGAGTAACGTTTGGAGGCAACAAAAAATCTTAATGGTTAAGATTCAAGTTCCTCCACCAATTATAGGAGACTAATATGGCTAATATAGACTCGCCATTCGGATTACGTCCTATTGCGAAATTGGGTTCAGTTCCAGGAGGAACTACAGGAACAACTAAATACTCCGTTGCGGATAACCAAGGTACAGCGATCTTCACTGGCGATCCCGTCAAATATAAAAATGATGGTACAGTTGAAGTAGCTACTGCAGGCGATCCAATATGCGGAATATTCATGGGTTGTTTCTATACAGATCCAACAACGAAGAAACCGACGTTCCGAGATCATTTCCCAGCGTCCCTCTCACCAGGAGACGGGATTGCATTTGTAGCCGACGATCCAGATCAACTGTTTATTGCACAGCAAGATTCAGATTCTGGTAATATCGTTGCTGCAGACTTAAACTTAAACGCTAATCTAGTATTTGGCGCAGGAAGTGCTACTACAGGACTTTCTGGTGTTGAAATAGATTCAAGCTCAAAAAACACAACCGCTGCGTTACAGGTCAGACTAATTGATTTTTATGACACTCCGAGCAACGATGCCACTGCTAATAACAGTGTTATAGTTGTAAAGATTAATAATCATCAGTTAGGATCTCACACTGGAACGTTAGGCGTATAAGGAGGACTAGACTATGGCTATTAATAGAGCACAACTGGCCAAAGAACTGGAACCTGGCTTAAACGCCTTGTTCGGTATGGAATATTCTCGTTATGAGAATGAACATGCTGAGA